CTCGATGCTGCGGTTCGTCTCATGGCTCACACCATGCCCATCAGTGCAGTAATCCGCCGCTTGCAGGACGAGATTTCCATGCTTGAGGAGTGGGGCTGATGTCCATTGCCGAGGTCGCCCTGATCGCATTCGCGGTTATCGTCGGTGTCGCAGTCCTTGGCGGTCTCATCACGTGGTTTCTCGAATCTCTTGCCTCAAGCTTCAAAGACTGAGGCCTCATGATGAACATTATCCGCAAAACCACAAATTGGCTCTAAATGCCAGTTGTCCGCCATCCGCTCAGGAGCATCGTTCGCAGTTCGGTTTATAGCCCACTGAATTGGCCTTGGGACTCTGGTGCCCCTCTGACGAGGTTCCAGTACGATATCGATTTTGTGGCAGGCACGGCGAAGGGCTGCACGCAGCCATATGGCAACAACACGCAGGATGGCAGGGCCTTCCGCGACCCTACCAACGTTACAGCAGCTTTCGTGCCGGCGGCCTCCGGTCTTCTCGTAGCGACTGCCAGTGCGGGCTTGCGTCGATCAGACAAAGGCCATTGGCAATACCCATCGAGCGGCACGTCAGTCGTCCAGTGGAATCGCGATCTAACCAACGCCGTCTGGGTCAAGACCAACATCACGGCGCTGAAGAATCAGACCGGCATGGATGGTTCTGCCAACGCAGCATCGAGCATCACGGCTACAGCGGCGAACGGAACCGTGCTTCAGTCGGTCACGCTCGCATCGAGCAGCATGACGTTTTCCGTCGATGTGAAGCAGCTTGTCGGCACCGGTACTCTGGAAGCCACGGTTGACGGTGGCACGACCTGGACCGTTCTTACAGGCATCACAGCGGCTTATTCGCAGAAGTTCATCTTTCAGGCAGCGGTTACAAATCCGGTTTTTGGCTATCGCATCGCAACGTCAGGAGATAGCTTCGCGGTCGATTTTTCGATGCATGCCGTGCCGCAAAACAGCATCAACATCCCGCCGCAGTATCGGTACGCCACGGTTGGAGCAACGCTCTTTACCAGCCAATCGCGGCCCGCTGCCATCCTTGCTGACGGGAGCCCACTGCTTACGGTCGCTCAAGGTGCATTCGGTTTCTATTGGCAGGGCCGCAGTGAGCGCGCAACCGGTGGGTTCGTCATAACTGGCGCGACGAATGTCTTTTGTTCGATCCTGGCCACTGGTGCCGGTGGTGCCATTCAGTTCAGCGACGGCCCCGGGTCTTCGAAGACCGCCGATAGCGTCTGGCGCGTCGGCCTTAACCAGGTCAACAAGATCGCAGGGTACGTCACGGCCGGCGGCGCAATCAAGGTAGCTGCCAATGGCGTTCTTGGCAATGCGGGCACAGGCGCAACGCTTGAAGTAGCGCTTGACCACTTCGACCTCGGCACCAACGGCGCCGGCCAGAATTCAATCTACGGCATCAACGAACGGTTCGCGATCAGTCCGAACCTGACATTCACCGATGCCGAACTAATTTCGATGACCACGTAGGACCAAACAATGGCCAACAGAGTAAGCGACACGCTGGCGGCCACGGGCGCCGGCACTGCAATCACCGTGCAACAGGGCTGGCTTCAGCTCTCCGGTACGTGGGTTGGCACGGTCAATCTCCAGACCGGCCCCAACCCTGACGGTTCATGGTCGAACATGACGGATGGCACCGGAACGGCGATTTCCTTCAGTGGCAACGCGAACTGCCCGATAAGCAATCCGATCCCGATGTCGATGCGGGTCAACTTCACGCGCACCTCGGGCACGCTGGTTGCCGCGATCGCAAGCCAGATCCCGTTCTGATGCACTCCTGGCTGATTATGAGCGTCAGCCAGAAGGATGCTTTGCTCGCTCTTGGTGTATCGGGTGATCTCGTTCCACGAGCGATCACCAATTCAATTCTGGCGGGTCTATGGGCCTGTCATCTCAGTCTCCTTGATGACCCAAAATATGCGGAGTGGGCACAAGGGCTCTCTTACCTACCGCTCCGCACCCTGAGCGTTGATGCTCTCTTCTCCTGAACCCAGCACAGGCCCAACCGGCCTGCTCAATCTGAAAGGACTCTGAAATGGCCGGCATTCTCTCCACTGGCGTTCCCACCCTCCCGCTCATCGTTGGCTCTGAATTGATCGCGCTGGACACCGGCTTGGCTGGTGGCGCTGCTCCGCAGATGGCGACCATCTCGCTCGACAAGCTCGCAGCCGCGATGAGCTATCTCTCCAACAACCTCAGCACCACGACCGTTGCCGGCACCCGCTATTACAGCAGCGTCGCCGTGGGCGCCGGTTCGACTGTCACCGGTATCAGCGCTCTCATCGGCGCGACTGGCGGCACGGACAAGTTCATCTACGAGCTGCATGACTCGACGGGCGCTCTCGTCGCCACCACGGCGCTTGCCGGCGTCACTGTCGGCACGGCTGGCACCTACCAGGCTATTCCGTTCACGGCGCCTGTCGTTCTCCCGAACGTCATCACGAACCCGTACTTCATCGTCGTGCAGTCCAACGGCACCACGGCCAAGGTTGCCACGTACAATGCACCGACCTCGCCGCGCCTCACGGGCTCGGCAACCGGCACGTTCGGCACCTCGGCCGCCATCACGCCTCCGACCACCTACACGGCCGGCGTCGGCCCTGTGGCGATCCTCTACTAAGTCAAGGGCGGGGTGGCATGACGTTGCCCCGCCAACTCCACCTATGCGCCGAGGTGAACCAAATGAGCGCTCTTTCCAGATTTCTCCATCGCCTCTTTCATAGGAACAAACCCATGGCCGCAATCGATCCTTCTGTACTCAATGCCATCTTCGACGCATTCGACGCCGCTATCCAGAAGGTGTCGGCCGAGCTCGGCAACGCGCCTGCGCTTCAGGCTGAACTGGACGCCGAAAAGGCCGCTCATGCTGCTGACAAGGCAGCACTTGATCAGGCTAACGCTGACCTTGCCGCCTCGCAGGCATCGATGGCTGAACTTGAAGCCAAGGGCAATGCAAAGCTTGCCGCCATCCAGGCGCTTGTGTCTCCGGCTGCTTAAGGGCATAGACCGTGAGTGCGCCCAAGGGCAACCAGTTCTGGAAAGCCCGCAGTTCTCACGGTCGCTCACCGATCTTCGCAACGCCTGACGATTTGTGGACTGCTGCGACTGAATATTTCGAATGGGTCGAAGCCAATCCATTGTGGGAAGCCAAGCCCTTCGCATTCCAAGGCGTCGTGACTGTCGAGAGCATCGCCAAGATGCGCGCTATGACCCTTGCGGGGCTGTGCATCTTCCTCGATATCGCTCGCAGCACATGGAATGAATATCGCGATAACGAAGATTTTTCGGCGGTCGCATCGCGCGTAGAGGAAATCATCCGCACTCAGAAGTTTGAGGGCGCCTCTGCCGACCTTCTGAACGCCAACATCATTGCCCGCGATCTGGGCCTTGCTGACAAGTCGGAACTGACCGGTGCCAATGGTGGCCCGATCAAGACTGACAGCCGCTTTGAGATCATCCTCGTTCCGCCCGCTCCAGATGATGCCGAGTAATGCGCGCAGAGTTTCCGCAAAAGCTCGCATTCCTCTTCCAGCCTAAACGTTACAAAGTCGCATGGGGCGGCCGTGGCTCTGCCAAGTCGTGGTCGATCGCCCGCGCGCTGCTGATCATAGCGGCACAGAAGACCAAGCGCATCCTTTGCGCGCGCGAGTTGCAGAAGTCGATAACGGACTCGGTTCATAAGCTTCTCTGCGATCAGATCAAGCTTTTGGGTCTTGAGGACCAGTACACGATCCAAAACACGACTATCGTACACAAAATCACGGGAAGTGAGTTCATATTCTCCGGTCTTCGCCACAACATCGACAGCCTGAAGTCTATGGAGGGCATTGATATCGTATGGGTCGAAGAGGCTCACACTGTGTCGGCCGCCTCATGGAACAAGCTCATCCCAACGATCCGCAAGGCCGGCTCCGAAATTTGGATCAGCTTCAACCCTGAGCTCGAAACGGACGAAACCTATAAGCGCTTCGTCGTTACCCCGCCGACAGATTCGATCGTTGAAAAGATCAACTGGCGCGACAACCCTTGGCTGAGCCCGGAGCTGATCCAAGAGAAGGACGATCTGAAGCTAAGGGATGTCGATGCCTATCTCAACGTCTGGGAAGGGCATTGCCGCCAATGGCTCGATGCCGCTGTTTACGCCAATGAACTAAGGGACCTCGAAGCGCAGGGCCGGCTTACTGCTGTTCCATATCGTGCCGGCGTTCCGGTTAGCGTCTTCAGCGACTTGGGATACGCGGATTTCACATCGCTATGGTTCGTTCAAAAGATCGGGATGAACTATCACGTCATTGATTTCTATCAGGATCAGTTCCAATTCTGGCCGTACTACCTCAAGGTTTTGCAGTCGAAGCAGTACTACTATGATGGCATCTGGTTGCCGCACGATGGCGACAGCAAGGATATCAGCCAGGTTGACCAGGATAAGACCGTTTACGGGCAGACCCGCGCGGCTGGCTTCAAGGCTCACCAGGTTCCCGACATAGGCGTTGCAAACGGCATCAATGCTGTTCGCACGATATTCCCGTCCCTCTATTTCGATCGTGAGAAGTGTGGCGAAGGCCTCAGCCATATCCGCCGCTACAGATACGAGATCCGCAAATCCGGGACGGCTGAACAGTCTCATTCCCGCGAACCTGTTCACGACGATGCCAGCCACGCGGCCGATGCGCTGAGATACCTCGCAGTTGGCATCAAAGAAGGCGCCAAGGAGCGCAAGCTCAAATTGCCTAATCTTCCCCGTCAAGTCTCTGGATCACAAGGTTGGGCTGCCTGATGGCCGAGACAGAACGCGATGACGACATCATCAAGGAAGCCAAAGGGCGCTTCCGCGAGTGTGAAGACTGGGAAGCCGACTTTCGCAAGCGGTTTGTCGAGGATCTGAAATTCGCCAATGCGGACCCGGAAAACGGCTGGCAGTGGGATGATGATCTCCAGCAGTCGCGCAACGACAAGCGCAAGCCCTGCCTGACCATCAACAAAGTGCGCCAGCACAACCTACAGATCATCAACGACGCCAAGCAGAACAAGCCCGGTGTGAACATCCGGCCGGTTGGCGATGGCGCGACCTATCAGGCCTCGCAGGTGTTCGAAGGCGTTGTGCGCCACATCGAATATCAGTCCAACGCAGAACAGGCTTACGATACCGCGACGACGTTTCAGGTGGAAGGTGGACGCGGCTATCTTCGCATTGTCACCGACTATGTGAGTTCCGACAGCTTCGACCAGGAAATCTACATCCGCCGCGTGAAGAACCCGGATGCGATCTACCTTGACCCCAGCATTTCCGAGGTTGACGGGTCGGACGCTCGCTTCGGCTTTGTGTTCGAAGACGTGCCGCGTGATCGGTTTGAGGCCGAATATCCCGATCACAAGGATGATGCCGGGCTCTCTGTCATCGGCAAAGGCGATTCCTGGTGCAATAAGGATGATGTGAAGATTGCGGAATACTACCGCAAGCGCCAGAAGGCTGACAAGCTCGTCGCCTATATCGACCCGCTTACCCAGCAACAGGTGATCATCCGCAAATCGCTGATGGATGAAGGCCAGAAGCAGGTTTTCGAGGCTGTCAAGGATGAGCAGACGACCAATCAACGCGATGTGGTCAACGATGAGGTCGAGTGGTTCAAGATCGCTGGCAACAAGATCATCGATCGCCGCATATGGCCGGGCAAATACATTCCCATCATCCGCGTGATCGGCGAAGAGACTATCATCGAAGGAAAGATGGACTGCAAGGGCCATACCCGCGCGATGAAAGACCCGCAGCGGATGCTCAACTATTGGATGTCGGAAGCCACCGCGCATCTCGCGTTGCAGACCAAGACGCCCTATATGGCGCCGGTTGAGGCGATTGAGGGGCTGGAGACGTATTGGGGCAAATCGAACCTCGATGATGCTGCCATTCTGCCTTACAACGGGCTCAATGAGTCAGGGCAGCAGATCGCACCGCCCGCGCGTCAGGCAGCTCCGCAGATGGCTCCTGCTTACATCGAAGGCATGAGAATCTGCCAGGATCAAATGATGATGGTCTCTGGCCAGTTTCAGAGCCAGTTCGGACAGAATGAGAATGCCACCTCTGGCAAGGCGATCAACGAACGCCAGCGTCAGGGCGACAATGCAACCTATCACTATATCGACGGGCTTGCGGTCGGCATCCGGTTTATCGGAAAAATCCTGATCGATCTCATCCCGAAGATTTACGACACCGAACGGGTTATCCGCATTCTGGCCAAGGATGGCACGGAAAGCTCCGTCAAGGTCGATCCGAGCGCACAGGTCGCGCATCAGGATACGGGCGCCGACCCTGAAGACAAACAGGCAGTGACGGCCATCTTCAATCCGAATGTCGGCCGGTATGAGGTCGAGAGCGATGTTGGCCCAGGCTACGCCACGCGCCGGCAGGAAGCTTTCAACGCGATGTCTCAGATCGCGGCACAGAACCCGGAATTCATGAAGGTTGCCGGCGATCTGCTGTTCAAGGCCATGGATGCGCCGATGGCTGATGAGCTCGCGGCCCGTTGGGAAAAGATCATTCCGCCGAATGTCACCGGGAAGGGGGCGCCTCCCGAAGTCCAGCAGATGCAGGGCCAGTTGCAGCAGGCACACGACGCCGTGGCGCATTTGCAGCAGCAGTTGGACGAGAAGGACAAGGAAATCAATATCCGCGCCTTCGATGCGGAAACCAAGCGCATTACGGCGATTGGCAACTCCGGACCGGCGATTTCGCCAGAGCAGATCCAGCCGCTCATCAGGCAGGCATTGATGGAAATGCTCATGGGAGGCTCGCCAGAGACCTTTGGCGGTCAGGGACAGCCGACGCAGGGCGGACAGCTCGACGCCTCTCAGCAGCCGCCCATGGCCCAGCCTATGGCCTCAGACGCAGGAATGCAGCAGTGAACATCAATATCCGCTCCGGTGACGTGCCGGTTCTCATTCGCAAGACTGCCGAGGAAATTGCCGGCTGCTTCTACGAGGAAAACCGTTCCGAGCGCTTCCGCAAAGAGGCAGGCTCTCAGAAGCAGTTCATCCGCCGTCATTGGAAGGACCATATCAGCGTCACCATCCAGTGCATGGCGCAGCTTTTGAGCCAGCCCGGCTTTGATGAGCGCGAGAAAGAGCGCATCCATGAGGCGATTGTGGAGTTCCACGAGCGCGCCAAGCCGGGTACTCCGAAGGGTCTTTCGTTAAGGAACTGGCAGTGAGCCGCGAAGATCAACGTCAGGCACAACAGAAGGCAACCAATGAGATGAGCAAGATCGCATACAA